TATATGTGTCGTTAGCATCACTTCTTAAAAACTGTGTACTATCTAAATTGTCAAGTGTTGCAGCGTTTACATTAGAGCCACCATCAAAATCTGTATCGTTAACCCATGCTCCTGCACTTGAGTTATATTTTAATACTTGGCCACCTTGTACATTTGTAAGTGTAATATCTGATATATCGTCAAGAGCAACAGATGATATAACTCCAGTTAATTGAGAACCATCACCAATAAAATTATTAGCAGAGATGTCTTCAGTTACTGTAATGTTTGGAACAGTTAACGTACCAGCTGATGACAATTCAAATTTAGAGTCACCGGCTCCAGTGTTAATAAGAAAATTACCACCACTATCTTTTAAACCAACATCCCATGTTAAACTACCATTAGTAAATTCAACTTGACCACCGGTTCCGTTAGAAAATGTAGCAGTTGTTTGTGATGCACCATTAACTTTAAATGGGCTATTAACTTGAATAACAGCAGAAGATGTTTCTGCAGATATAGCATCAGTCTGAACATCTCCTAAAAAAGCAGCAGCTGTAAAGTTACCAGTAATTTGTGCATTACCTTGTCCAGCTGTATCACCAGACCCAGTTGTAACTACATCTGTTCTAAACGCCGAAGCAAAAGCATTAGTTTTATCTAACCACTGTTGAAACGTGTCGGAAGTATTTACATTTGATATATTTTTAGCCATTATTTGGTTTCCAGCTTTTCTATTCTCTCATAAATGGAAATTATGCTGCGCTTAATTTCTAAAATGTCGTCTTGTAGTTTATCTACTTTACGATAATATAATCGCTCTACTTTATATTTATTCAGCGCAGCTGCATCTGTGTTAAGTACAGCTCCACTCTTTTTGTCTCTTTTAATATTTGTCATAATTATTGCCTTATGTAAGTGCGATCGCTCGATAATCTTTTACAGTCGGTGCATTAGCAATGTCACTTGAAAGCAAATCAATACGTATTGCAAATCTTCTATATTCTGTAAATGTACCGTTGTCACTAGTGTATTCCCATACACCAGCGTTTTTATTAGTGTCAGATACTTTATATTTGTATTCTTTATAATCTCTTATATTACTTTTATTTGAGAATACGCCGACACCTTCAAATAATTCTAACTCTGTCCAATCTAATGTGTCGAATGCAGCTCCATCAAATGGGCTTTGTGCTTTAAGATAAACTTTAATATCAGAACCATTAGGTCTGTAACCTGTTAATATGACCTCTAAATCTTCAGCATCTAAATCACTTGATAACTCTATAGTTTTAGAAATATATTTAGATGTATCTGTTGCAGTGTTTGATAAAGTATATTGATAAGCTAGTAATTTAGAAATTTCCATATCAATAAATGGAGATGATGTTGTATTACCACCATTTTCCATATTAACTTTTAAATCAAACGATTTTGAACCAGATGGGTCATTCGATGTACTATAAAGAACTACACCCTTTTCATTAAAATGATTATTGTTATTAAACTGAAGTGGTAAGTCGTATGTAATGTTAACATTATCTGTTGGTACAAATGTTCCGTCAAATGTTGTTGAAGATACAGAATCATTAACTTTAGAAACAAATGGTTGCATATAACTAATATTGATATTGTCTACACTTACTGCATCTGCACTAACTTCACTATCTAAGCCTTTAATTGGTTTAGCAGAAGGTCCAAATTTTCTTGTTGCTTTTGCCGAACTGTTTTCTAAATGCATGATTGTAGCATTACGTTTATCTAAATAAGATAATTCAGCAACTGTAACTGGTGAATGGAATACAGAACCACTTGCAAATCCGTAAGGAGTTTCAAGAGTAATTTGTATTGCACTATCTACTGTTGCAATTTTATATAATCCATTTGAAGCTGGACTGTTAGCGAATAGTCTGATGAAATCACCAGCACTATAGAAATTGTCTAGTCCGTTTCCAGCAGTAACTGTTGTACTACCACTTGTTACTGAAACTGTATTAGCACTTGGCTGTGTTGCATCGTCTTGGTAAATCATTTCACCAACATTAAATTGACCAGTAATATTACCAACAGTTAAGAACTCTGGATTATTTGGTGTTAATGTTATACTACCACTTGAAGCACTAAAGTTAGCTCTTCGTAAAGTAAATTTCATATCTTCATCTTGGTAAGATGACCATGCTTGGTTATTAGTTGAAGTAAATAGAACACCGTCACCCCAGTCCTGCACAATTGCTGAACCCTGTGATACACCTGGCGTTAAATCTGTTCCACCAACTCTTGATATGAATACTAAATAATTTGGGTCTGATGCATCAGGCTGTAATACCATTGCATATTCTTTTTCAACATCAAGTTTAATAGGTGCATCAAATGCAAATGTTGTTGCTACTGAAGCATCATCAGATGCAGCACTTGTTAATTGACTTGCAAGTTTATGTACTTTAGAGAATGGTACGATTTGGTTTGTTGGATATCCGTTAATAACTTCACGAATCTGTAAAGTAATTCCGTTGTCAGTACTTACACGTTTAAAGAATACATCAACTTCAGATAAGAATACTGAGTTACTACCTTGACCCATACCTTTCTTAATAAAGAATGTTTGTGCAATTGGGTCACGGCCTCTTACTCTTCTTGTAACGTTTCTTGTAGTTGTTCTTGTATTAACATCAAAGTCAGGCTGTCTTGTTGAAGTAGTGAGTGCAGTCTTTTCAACACTAAAGTTATATGCACGGTATGTAATGAATCCTTTAGATGTTGAGCCACTATCAATACTTGAATATGTATCAATGTCTGCAACTTCTAATACTCTATCACCAACATAAAATGTTTCAGCAGGAATATTAAATACAGCATAAAGATTACCGTTAGCATCTGTTGTTACTGATGTAACTCCTTTAGCTCCTAGTCTTGCGATTCCGTCAACAGTGTCAGATGGAGAACCTTCAATAATATGTGCATTAACATCAACTCCATCAAAATAGAAATAATGAGCAGTGTCAGGTCTTAATCCACTCATAAAAATCTTAACATCGCGAGATGCCATAAATGGTTGGAATTGGAAATTAGATACAAAGTCACCAATTGGTGCACTGATTGTATTATTATTAACAATAATCTCATTCATTATTGTAGTAATTTGGTCTGTAGCAACACCTGCTCCACGTCGACCTTGAGCTTGGAAAGGAGTTGCTAAATCAATCTCTAATGTTACAGGGTTTGTAGTTGTATCATAAGAAGCATCGTACGGAGGTGAAATAACAGCTTCACCAACATATTTAAAGAAGTTACTTACACAATTTCTAAAATCTGTTGCGTATGGTTGATTTATTATATCAACGTTTGAATCTTTTGTCAACATGCCAACTTTTGCATTAGTAAGTGATGGGAATACTGTACCACTTGAATTTGTTTTATATTTTAAATCAATTGGGAATGTCTTAACTTCAGGTGTTAATATTTTCTGATTGAATGGTACTGCTGACCTAAATTCTGGGCTTTGAATATTTGCAAGACTTAAGTTATTAAATGGTTCAACAACAAATCCATTTTTAAATCTGTTTAAACCATTTTCGTCGAGTACTAATAAGTTTTGAGTATCTGACTCTAATTGATTAAGTGAAATATAATATGCCATACTATCAATTTTTTGTTCTAGCGCATGCATATCTTTCATTCTATATGCTTTAACACCAGTAGGAGTAATCTTAATTGAGTAATCAAGAGCACGTTTTTCTTGAGCAACTTTATTTGATAGTGCAGGGAAACTTGGTATTACAACGTTTGCTAAAACAAGTTTATCGTTTTCAATTTGAGGTGGAACAGGCTGTCTTGCTTCTTTACCTTTAATTAAATTAATTTGACCATAAGAGTCAGAAACAAGTGCGTCAATACGCTTAAGATAATATTCAATGTCTGTTGTTGCGCTCTCATCTATTGCTGGAACTAGAGGAGCTCCTAAATCTGCAAATGTTGGTTTAGTAAGTCCAACACTCGGTAATGCTGACCCTGCGTTTGCGTTGGATTCACTTGAGCCGTAATCTGCATTAGTTTCTTTATCACAATGAGGTCTAAAGTCTAAGCAATCCCTAAGGTTAAATATTAACCCTGTGTCACTTACATGTACCGGTATGTCATTTCTATCGAGCGTATTAGGATAACTATTAATTGAGTAAAAGTACTCACCAGTGGACGATGAGGGTTGGAATACCTTAACATTAATTAAGACCGTGCCATCAGCTGGTTTAACTCTACCAGGAATATATTCCATATATGATAAGTCATAGTACTGGTCTTTTTGATTTGTTTTAAGTCTAAAGCTATCTGTTACGTCAAGTCCAGTAGAATCTTTAACTTCTAAAATTTCAAATACATCTGGGAAACCTAAATTGTATTTTGTATTAGCTGGGGTTGCGATCAGAGATGTTGTCACTTTAACCCAAGTTTCACGAATAACTTTATTATATGAATCAATACCATTAGAACCTGTGCCAACTAATCTTCTGTTATGATAAACATATACATTAGAGTTTGCACTAGAGTCAATAGTGAAATCCATCTGAGAATTATTTAATGATTTTGTTATTCCACTTACTGTCCATTGAACACCGTTATCAGCAATAACTAAAATATCGTTTTGTTGACAATCAAAATCTTCACCAGGATTTGCTGTAAGAGTTATAGCTCCTGCTGAATGTGTAGCAGCAACTCTTTGTCTAACAGGTACTAATGTATCTGTCAACTCAAATGTTCCTAATATGCTTGAGTCAAATAATAATGGCTTCTTGCTTACTTCTTTTAATTTATTACCAACTGAAATATATCCGTTTCCATCTGATACTCTATCTAAATTTGAAATGCTTCCACTTAACTGAACAGCTGCAAGATAAAGTCTTGTAGGAGTTAAGTTGATAGCAATTGCAGTACCAATAGTTACACTACTTGAATCTTGTAAAGTAATTGGTGTGTAGTCAATATCAATACGACCACTAAAACCACTCACATCAACATAGTGACCATATTGTGTTCCAATACTTTGGTTGTTAACTATTTCTGTTGCTGCAATTTGGTCAATTTGAATACTTTGTTCACCAGAGTTTTCAACTCGGAAACCTTTGACATATGCTACGCCTTGACCTACAAGTGCATGAACTTGTGAATTGACTTCACCTTCTGGTATGCGGTCATCTGTAGAAATTGGAAATTGTTCTAATACATAGTTACCTGACTCTTCATATGTTCGTCTAGCCATTTCTTCGCCTAGAACATTATATTGAGAAACATCTCTAAGCCCAACTGCGTTTCCGTTTTGGTAACGAATTAGTGTGAAGAAGTCAGAATCTGCTGCAGCTTCAGCAGGCGTAAGAATACTTAATGTTGGAGTAAGTTTTAATCTGTCTGCACCAGGTGCATTTTCGTTTTTAGAACCGTATGCATTATCATATAAACTGTTGTCTTGTAATGCATTAATTTGTGATTCTGTTACTTGGAAACCAACAGATTTATCAGCAGGAACATCACTATATTGGTCAACAATGAGTGTTTGTTCGTCTGCAAATATGAAATGACCTTTTTGGAATACAATACCAGGTGACATTTGAATACCAAATGCTTTACCTACTCTATCACTACCTGATGCTGTTTTTGTATTACTGTCAATAGCGAATACTGGATTTGTTACTGCTAGTGGAGCCTGAGTACCACGTTTATATTTAAAGAGCTCAATACTAAATGTTTCGTTAACTGTATATTCAGTATAATTTGTTGTTGTATTTAAATACTTAATCCAAAATGTACTTGGTGTTGCTGTAGCATTAGTACCTTTAACACCTTTAATAATTTGAGCTCGCAATCCAGAGATAGAGCCTACCATTACATAAACATAGTCAACTTCAATATCGTCTACACCAGGTGACTCTACAACAACTCTACTTTCATATTCAGATGGGTCGAAAGTAGCAGGAGCTAAAAGTTTAACATATTTTAAATCTTCATAGTTATTAAAAGTACAACCTTTAACAATACTACCTTCTTTAAATATATTGTCACCAAATTGTTCAATCTGGTTTTGCAGAATGCTTTGTAACTGTGTGAGCTCACGAGCTTGAACCGCAAATCCCGGCTTAAACAAGATTCGATTAAATTGTTTATCTTGGTCGTAATCGTCAAAATATGGCGATTGATTGAGATTTGTGTTAATAGGCATTTATATTATTTCCTTAAAATTCCAGTACAAACTTAAATTCCTCACGAGATAGGTCGGTTCTTGCTAGTGGGAAGAAGTTCTCCATAAAGTAGACTTCACCAGTCTTTTGCATATAATTTGATAATGTAACGTTTGTTGTTACCGGATTATTTATATTGATAGTCTGGCCTGTTTCGTTTCTAAATGGTAAAGTTAAATCTAATGGTACATCGTTTGTGTTATTTGAATGTAATTGACCCGTATTTGCATTATTTGGGAATGGTCCTAAATACTCAGCAATATAAACTGTATTTGCTGATGAGTCAATTTCATGTATTTTTCCACTAAATGTTGTTTCATTGCTACTATTGACTTGTATGACTGTACTATTTGCTGTTAGTTTATTGTAATCATCTGTTACTACTGCTATTCTGTTGTCGAATATATTAGCAGTAAATCCACTATCAAATTCAGGTGATCGCACAATACCTACACCACCGTAAGTATTAACATCACCAATTTGAGTATTGTCTTCTGCTGTAATATATCCATAAAAACTAAAGTGTTTACATTTTAATTCATCAATTAAATTAAAACCGTGGCCACCTGGGGGTGATAAACGAGCTCTTGCTAATGCTCGTACATCTGTTGTTGTATTATCTTCTGGTAAAAATTGATTAGTACCAGGGTCTATTACTTCTATTGTTGCATTAGTGTAATCACTTCCTTCTTTTAAAACTGTAATACTTGCAATTTTATTGTTTACAATATTAGGTATACCTACAGCTCCTGTACCATCACCAGTAATTTTTATTCTTGGGAATATTTTAAAGTTAGCATTACTCAATACTCCAGTTGTATCTGGTGTTGGAGCACCTGTTAATAATTCAGCACCAACACGTATTTCAGCATTACCTGTATTTTCATTATAGTTATAATAAGTAATTTGGAATAAACGAGATACGCCGTCTGTTGGATTAGTAGTGTAAATAAACTGACCAGTATAAAAGTTTTGAACTGGGCTAAATTCAGTAAATGGGTTAACGATTAATACGCCAGATTGAAATGGGCTTTGAAGTAGTCCGCCTCTGTGCTCTTCATATCCAAAGTTATCGTCTGGATTAGTTACCTTAATATCTGATATAGTACTATTTGTTGTTGGTAAAGGATTATTTGGATTTGGAGTTGGTACAATTGGAACATAACCGATTGCATTATATGCGTCAAATTCTAATGTTGAAATAAAGTACATATATTTCCAAACATACCCATCAGCTGTAATGTATATTTGGTTTGAATTAGTAGGGTCGTAATTAGGCGGTGTTGATGCTGTTGTACTATTATTGTTATTTAAACATTTAAATACTCGGTAATCACCAGTATCATTATCATTAGGACCAACTACTGCATAAAATTTTGTGTCAGTTAAATCTATATTATCATCATATTCAGTATATACTTGACCAACCTGCCAAGGATAATATTTAACCATAAAATGAATATCGTTAGGTAATATTTTTTTACCAAAAAGTGTTCGCTCTAAGAATCCAGCTTTAGAGGCTTGTGCATCGACTGGTGCGAACGTGTCGATACCAGATACGAAAATATAATAATCATTGTTCACGAGGTCATCTATGAATAACCTTGTCACATCTGATTTAAAACTATTACTTAATATTTCTGCCATTTGTTAGACTCTAACTGTTTTTATTATTTATTACCAGCTTCAAGATGAAAAAGAAACCTTTTGCCTAGGCCATGCTCTTCCTGTTACTGGTCTTC